TTAATCTTACTTTTATTTTTTGTTCTATTTCTTGTTTAAGTTTTAAATCTTTGTGCAGTACTTTGTATATTGTTGAATTAGAATCTAATCTATGAAAGTTTATTATTTGTTGTTTATACTTTTTACTAAATTGAGAAATTTTCCATTCAGTAAATAATTTATAATCATTTTTAAATTCATCAGGAACATTAAATACATACAAAGTATGTAGTTTATCAGGTTCATAATGACGCTCAAATAAAATATGATTTATAAGTTTATTTTCAAAGTTAATAAATGTTTTATCTCCTTTAAATCTATATAGTAGTATAATTTTATTTACGCTGTATTTAGCTTGATCTGAGCTATCTCCAATAAAAACACCTCTAAGATTGCTGTTGTAAATATCAGTAGAGTATTTAAAAGTACTACTAGCTAACATTGGTAAAATGTAAGTCTTTGATTTGTTACTACCACATTGTAATTTAATATGCTCTTTAAATTGCTCTATAGCTATTTTATCTGTTTCAAATTCTTGCATATTAATTTTTTATAATTTAGAAAATTGAAAATTAAATAATTTTAATTCTCTTTCTTTTTCTTTTTTTAACTTCTCTATAAAATCTGTAGTCAATCTATCATGAATTTCTTTATCTATTAAAGGTAGTTTTCTAAAATATCCAGAACTATTAATAGTATATTCTATATTAATACTAACACTTTCTTTTTTAGATAGAATATAAGTTAATTCATCAATTTCTTGTTGACATTCTAAAATTTTACTATTTAGCTTTACAGCTCTCTTTAATATATCTAAATTCATAATTAAAATATTGTCATCACATTTTTTGTAGGATAACTTGCAAAGTCAAAGTTATCACTTTTTTCTAATATCTTGGTACAAATATAGTTAGAATAAAATTGATTTATTCCTTCATATTCTCCAAAATATTTTACAAATTCATTTAAGATTAATTGTGGATAAGGAGTACCTTGTGCATCATCATCAATAATTTTACAAGCTTTTACCTCACCCATTTTAGGAATTCCTTTAGTTGCATTGTGAGTTCCTTTTAACATATTAATCCAAAATCTTAATTCAGCTTCTTCACTACCTGTAGTAATCCATTCTTTCTTTCTCCAGTTAAAATGAGTACCTTTTAATGATAATAAATCAGAATCTATAGCACAAATAAAGCTATTAGGACAAGCTAAATTATACATTCTAACATAATCATCAACCTCATGATAATTTGCTGGATATACATTGTAATTACTTATTAAATAACTTTTTACAAATGTCCACCATCCAGGACTTTGTAATTTTCTATCTGCTTTATAATCTGGATTGATTAATTTTTTAGATGTAATAGTATCCATACCCTTTATAAAGCCTACATATTCTTTAGCTTTACTAGATAGTAAAATATCTTGCATAATAAATTTACAAGAAGCTGCTAATTCATCTTCTGTTTTTTCAGTGTACAAAAATTTTTTACCATCTTCTGTTCTCATAGGATTACCATCTAAATCTAAAATTTTATTTCCATTACCTATTGCAAAAGCTATAGAATCTAAATCTAATATTGCTATTTTATTTTCCATAATTTTGAATTTTGTTTTGCTTTAAAAATTAACATTTTTTTATAATTTTTAAATCCTAATTTTGTAAGATATAACTTATGAGGAGGAATTTCAACTACTATAACTTTATTCTCCATATATTCCTATCATTTTTAATACTTTAATTAACTCAGATTTATTTTTAATAGTTCCTTTAAAAATACAATCTGTATAGGTATTATTATAAATAATTAATTTATTACGAAATATTGATTCAGATGTATAATGAACTAAAATCCATTTATTTCTAGAAAATACTTCAGTAAAATCTAATTTGTATCTTAATTTATCAACTTTTTCTATTTTCCAACCTAAACTTTTAATATCTTCTTTATTTAAGTATTTAACTCGAATATTATCATTTAAAATTTGACTTTCTAAATCTTCTAAAGTTTCTAATTTACCAAACAATTCATGAGAATAAAAATTATTACTATACCAATAATATTCAAATCCTACATAAAATTCATTTATTGTTGGTTTATAATATTTATTCTCCATTTTTTTTAAATCCTAATTTAATACCAAAATCTAACATACTTAGTAATAATTCAAAATCTCTAACTGGAATATCTTCTATAATATCCTCAAAATCTATTGTAATTTTTTTATCATTTACATAAGATTTAAGTGTATTATAAAATTGATCCCAAAGAAAATCTGAATTATCCCATACTTCTTTTTCAGGAAGTTCCAACCAACACCAATCTGTTTTTATTTTTCCTTCAGAATCTATTAAACAAGAAAGTTCATACCTTTCATCTATTGATTTAACAGTAATATAAGGGTTTAAATTATTAAATCTTTCACTCATTCTATTATAATATTAGTTTGATTATATTCTCTAATTACTATTTGTAATTTTCTTTCAGAACTTGGTATAAACTCAGAAGAAATCTTTCTAATAAATTGTAAATTATCATCTGGTATTTTTTTAATAGTAGTTAGTAAATCTAAACTACATTTTTCATACGCAAATCTCATATTATCAATATCTTTAGATTGATTTTTTCTTGTAATCTTTTTACCACTAGTTTTAAGATTTAATTCATCATAATAAATAAAATCTATTTGTATAGGAAAATTCTCTATAAGTTTTATTTTTTTAAAATGTGGTAAAAAATCTTCTTTAATAGCTTGTACTATCTTCTGTCTAACTGAATGATGGCTAAATCCTGAATAAAAATCTTGACCATTAATTCTTTGTATTCTAGGTTTACCGGCAGTTAAAGGATTTTTAATAACTCTATCACTTGTAATAGTATCATATAAAATAGTTTTTCCGCTAATTTTTTCCCAATTATATTGGCCAGAATCTAATCTTTTTAATTGAGTTTTATTACAATCTTTAATATCAGTAATATACTTAGGATTTCTAGCTTTAGCTAATACTACCTCTGTGATGTACTTTGGGACTTCTATAAATCCAATTATTTTATTTACCATAATAAAAAAGGAGTAGTATTTTTACTACTCCTTAAATTAATAATTAATTAAGCAATCTCAAGTGGGCGTGAATCTTCTGCTACATAAATACCAGCAGCATCAGCTAAATCATCAACTGGAGTAATAGTATAAGTTTTTTCAACTGGAGCTTTTTTAGGTTTAGTTAAACCAAAACCCATTAATACAGAGCTCATCTCTTTAGGTGTAACACCATAAATAGTAGCTATTTCTTCTGTAGTTTTACCTAAGCTTCTTAGAAGTACTACACGACTTTTTGTAATTTCAATATTGTTCATATTATTATATTATTTATTTTTAAAAATTCTGTTAATTGTGTTTCTTCATTGTTTTTAAAACAATCTGATGGGTCTTTTGATATTTCTTTAGGATTTAATATATAATCAAATCCATACTTCTCTTTATAATCTTTACTGGCTGCAATACCAGCTTTATCATTATTAAAATAGACAATAATTTTTTTATAATTATTTTTTAACCAGGCAATTTTCCCCTCTGGTAAATAACTATTCTCACTAGAAGGAGCTATACATTGTAAATTAAATCTTTCATTTAAACAAGCTACATCTTTTAAAGATGAAGTTATTATAAGTAAATTACTTGGTTCTAATTGCATAAAACCTTGTATATTTTCTATTGTACAATTGCTAGTCCATTTAAAATCTTCATCATTAGGTTGCAATATTTTAAACTTGTTATTAACACTATAAGCAAAACCAAAATTAGTTTTAAATCTGCTATAGTTAATCCAGTAATAATCTATTGGTTTAATGTTGTATTTTTCTAGTGTTTTTAAGCTAATAGAATACTGATTCCAATATTCTAATAACTTACTATTCCAATTAGTATATCGTACTTTAATTAAAGTATTATTAATCTTTTTTACATGATTTTCTTGTAAAATAAATCCTACACTATTTTTATTGATAAAAGTATTTTCAATATTAAAATCATTAGCTATTATTTGTAAAGCTTCATGATAAGTACAATTATATCTAGTAGTAATTACTTGAATAATAGTACCAGTACTTCCACAGCCAAAACATTTATATATCAAAGGACTATTTAAAAATATTTTACAGCTAGGAGTTTTATCATCATGTACAGGACAACAAAATTTATGATTTATATTTTCAAATTTTGTATAATATCTAAATAAAGATTCTTCATCTATTTTAGATGTTATATCTTCGTATGTTAATTGAGTCCTTGCTTTCATAATAATAAAAAATAATTAGGCTTTGTTTATAGATTTGTAAGTTCAAGAAAGGACTTTCACCTTCACTCAATAAACTAAATCACCTGGAATAAACTTAGCAACACTTCACAGAAGTTTAATTGTGTTGTACCTAATTATTTTATAACTTATTGATTATTAAAATGGTAATGAATTTTCTTCAGTAACTGCTTCAGCTTTACTTGGAGTAGGAATACTAGTTCCAGTATAAAGTTGAAACTTCAAACTACCTTGATAATCAGCTTTAAATTCTTGCTCAATAAGAGCTTTTTCCATATAAGTAGTTTTCTTATTTTTAGAAGATTGGAAATATTTAGTGTAAGTTGCATTATACAATTTACCATCTTTATTAACAACACCTCTGTTAAAAGTTAAACCATTACCTTCTTTCAAAGCCATTTGAATGTAACCTCTTAATTCTTTCAAATTACCAGCTACAATATCTTTCCAAGGAGTTGTAAATTTAACTTCATCACCTACAGTATCTTTGTATCCTAATACTAAATTCAATAGTTTTTGGAATAAAGTTAAAATTTCTACCTCACCATTCTTAGCTAATCTCAAATTATGATTTTTGCTAAACCAGTGCATTTTCTCATTCTCAACTAAAGTTTCAATAGAATCACTCCAAGAATTTTGTAGTAAATCATTCATAACTTTAACTTTACCTGTACTAGCTTTAGTAATATTATTATCAATAAAATAACTTACTTTATCAATAATTGGCCCACTATTTTGAATAGTACCATCTAATGCTACATAATCTTCTCCAACTGAATTTTTAATCCAGAAATCTAAACGTAAACCTATTACTCCATCTTTATCAGTAACATAAGTAGGTTCATTTTGAATATAATTTACACCTATTGCTTTTAATTCTTCTAATGATGGATTTAAAGCCACTATCTGAAAAGGGCACATTCCTGTAAATCTTAGTACTTCTTGAATTTCTTCTTGCTTTCTTACTTGCATATTATATATTTTTATTTGTTACTATTTTGTAAATTCTATTATTTTTTCTAATATCATATTACAATCATTATTTATTTTTGTAATACCTTCTCCTAATAAATCTGGAGGACATTTAGCTGAAGTATCTTCTTGTACTGCATTTAAATGATATTCAGGTAATCCTTTATCATTAAATTTATTATCAGCATAAAGAACAATAGTAAATTCTTTCTCAATTACACCTTCCCACTCTTTCGTTTATATTAACTTTATGTTTCCATAAAGACTAGACTATATCTTTATATCTAAAAATATAATTAACTTTTTTAGTATTAAAACCTTTTTTACATTGTCTAGAAATAGAGGCAATAGAAACAGATAATTTTCTTGATGTTTCTGACATACTTTCAAAAGTATATAATAAATTCATATCATTATCAAAAACATTAACTGCTTTTCCTTGTTCTAAAGTTCTATCTTTTTTTAATTGCTCTATTCTTTCTTTACTAAATTTTTTACCTCTCCAAAAATCACCTATTTTCTTTTTACTTTCTTCAGACATTTTATTACCTAAATTAGAACCTGCTGTTTTTGAAATATTATAACCTATATTTCTATTATAACATTCAGTTAAATCTAACCAGTATTGTTCTCTATTTAATAATTGTCTTTGTGAATTAACATATTCAATAATTTCAAATTTAAAATTATTTTCTCCATGTTTATTATAAGAAGATTGTAAATATCTATTTTTGTGAGTATTATTTCTTAATCTAGAAATATGAGTTCCTTTTCTTTTATCATAAAAAGAGGCTGAACCAATGTAAATTTTATTATTAATTATATTTGTTATTTTATAAATAACATTTAAATATAGTGGCTTTTTCCCAGTATTACTACCAGTACTCCCTTCCGGGATAGTCGTTGAACCTTCCTCATTTGACAGAGGCTTGGCTGCTGATTGTCTATTGTAAGTATTTTGTATCATTTTACAAATATACTCTTATCCTTTGACTTTTCAAACTTTCACACTTATTTTTTCAAATTATGTTGTAGTGTCAAAAACTTTAAGATATTCCAGCAATTAAACCACTTTTACAAGGGCAAACTTTCACCCTTAACTTTAACACGCTTTTCTTGATTACCTTCTATACCTAAAACTTCATAATGCGCTGTAATAAATACTTCTTTTTGAATAGATTTAATATAATTAAGAAATTTACCAATTTCCTCATTATAAGCTCCCCATATCTCAAAACCTTTTTTAGTTGCTCTACATTCACCTAAAAGCATATCCATATAAGCACTTAAACTGTCTAAACAAATAGCTGTAATTGTAGGATCATCAGCATATTTTTTTAGAGCTGTTTTAGCTTCTATAGTATTTTTAGGTCTTGCATGATTTTTAAATTTGTTTTTAAATGGTAAAGGTTTATCTTCTACATTTACAAATCCAGTAGTTTCAGGATTCATATTTCTAAAAGAAAAAGTTTTACCCTTACCTGATTGACCGACTAATAATACTTTATAATAATCTCTTACCATTATCCTTGTGTTGTTTGGTGATCAGTTTCTGTTTCTAAATCCATTGCTAACTGAGCTGGATTTTCTTTTTTTGAAGATTCAAAAGGTAATAATTCTTTAACTTCTTTTTGAAGCATTGTTCTAAACAACATTAAATCTTGCTCACCAAATAAACTTACTTCTATACCACCTGTAATTTTAGGTACATCAGTCATTCTACCGTCTTGTCCTCTTTCTCTAACTAAACTAATTTTAGGAAGAGAGATTTTTGCTTCTGTTAATTTTAACAAAAGATCAATTTTTTCTAAATTTGTCATATATTTATTTATAATTAATATTTCTATCGTCTTCTGCTTTACCAGTTAATATACTGTCTAAAGCCATTAAAGCATTACAAGCTATTAGTGCTAAATGATGTACACCACTTTCATCAATATCTTGTCTACATAAAAATTGATTATTGTGTCTTCCTAAAGCATCTAAGTATCTTGTTAATTTCATTGGTTTACTGTAATTAAATTGACCATATTTGTCTTTACCAATAGTAAATCCTTTTGCTACTTCTAATAAAGCTAATTGTGGAATACTAGTAAAACTAGGTTTACCAGTATCAAATTTAGTAGCTGAATTTTCATCTTTACCTGTAATATGGTCTAAATTAAATTTTACTTTTTCTTTATTCCAAATATTTTCATCCTTTTCAGTTTCTTTATCATGTGCTTGACAAGGTTGTAAAGTAGTTGGTGGAATAGTTAATTTACAAATACCAAACTCATTCCAATTTCCACAACATTTACCACTAGTTACATTTTTACAAATAATTTTTTCTTCTATCATTTTATGTTATATTTTTTAAATAAGCTTATTAAATAAGTAATATCTGGTTTTTTATAATTTATTAAATCAGATATAGGAAAAGGTCTATCATTAAAATTGTATATATGTATTTCTTCAGCAGTAGCTAATCTAAATTTTAATTTATTTAAAAGAGAATTTAAAGTACTACAAGACCATCCATTTGTTGAATTTGTTTGTACATCTTTTTCTACATGAAAAGAATTTTTATAACAATCTTCTCTTAATTTATAAACATAATTAATAGGCATAGAATAATTCCATATATCTTCTCCAGTACAAGTAGATAATAATACTACATAATCACCTTTTTTAAATAATAAAGGATATTCTTTCATTTTATACTATATTTTTAAATTATTAACTCCAGTAAATAATTTTTCTAACCATACATTCATATTATTAGATGTAGGTTTAATAAGGTGCATACATTTTCTAATATCTTCAGTATGATTATATTTAACATAGCCACCATTATTACCTGTAGTTTTATTTTTACCTATTCTTAAATCTAATCCTAATTGAGTACTAGTATTTAATAATAATTTATTGCCAGTATAATTCATAAAATAATGAGCTCCACCAGATTTAGTTTTATAACCAAAAGTATCTTGTAATTCTATCATTATTAAATGAGGAATATTGCTATAACCATCTTTACCATTTTTACAATCAACGTCTAAGATTACTTGTTTTTCATCTGTAGGACACACAGCTAAATCATATCCTGGAGGAATAGTTCCTTCAAAAAAACAATTATCAGGAACCATTGACCATTTAATAGTAGGATGACCGTTTTTAAGAAGGAATGTTTTCATATTACCTTATTAAAATTTCCATTGGTTACTTGCTTGAGGCATTGACCAATAAGCTTTATAATTATTACTTGCACAATAAATCCATAATCTATCAATTTCTTCTTGAATAAATGAATCATTATTGATTTCTGTTTCCAACTCTTTTTCTAAATCAGCTTTAGATAGATCTTTATGTTGAGCATAACCTATTAAAGTTGTGATTGTAGAATTTCTACTTCCTGGTTCTAAAGAAAGACTATTATTTTTTATAAATTCTTGTATCATATTTTATAAATTTGAATATGGGTTATTTTCTATCCAAGCTATAGCTTCTTCTTCATTGGCAAATCCTGCTGCCGTAAAATCTCTTGAACCAATAGCTGCCCAAACATCTTTTGAATTTGGTATTGAGCTTGATTCTGATCGCATTTCTTGTAATGCTTTAAATAATTTGTCTAATTCACTCATTATTTTATTTTTAATTTTTTAAATGTTTCTATAAAATCTTTTTTGCTATTTTGAACTGTTAATATCCATTTTTCAGGTAACATTATATTAAAGTTTTTAATATTAATATTTGTTCAGGACTCATAACATGTTCTACTCTCCAAATTTTTAATATTTTTAGTACTATTTCAAATTGTTGAATAGTATCTGTATAAAACTTAGTACCTTTTTCTGTTTTATAAAAGTTTTCTGTTTTAAGAATTTCTTCTACTATAGATATATATTTATCTGTAACAGAATCTAAGTTATACCCTCTATGAGTATATTTTACAACTCTTTCAAATTGTCTTAGTAATCTTTTAGTACTCCAGATATCAGTTTTATAAAAAGATTTATTCCATCTATTCCAAGTACCTTCTAGTCCTGTAGACTCTCTTAATGAAAATTGTTTACCTGTTTTAATATCATGACCAGTAGTTATTAAATCTAAATCAAAATTAGATAATACATCAAATATATTATTTTGAAATTTCTTATAGATAATATTTACATCTATTAGTAAATTATATTTAAATTTAATAGTAATTAATCCTATAGAATCTAAAGAAGATTTATCATTATTAATATACTCATTAAATTTATGTTGTTCTAAAGAATCATCTATTATAAATAACTCATTGTAAAACATATAAAATAATAACTTATTAAAACTTGGTTTATCATAACAAAATACATCTATGTCTTGATTCCATTCAGGATTAAATCCTAACATACAAGAACCTGTAATACAAGCGTCAATATCTTGTTTTTTTAAAATGTCTATAACATTATTAAAGTGTTCTTCCATTATTTTATGTAAAAAAAGCCTGACAAGTTAATGCCAGGCTTTAAAGTTAATATTAATTATTATTTGTTAGAAGTAGCTGTTTGAATAGCTGTTACTGCTGCTTGAATTTCAGCAATATTATAAAGTTTAATTTGATTCATCTTAACTAAACATTCATAAAAATAATCACCTACTTGCTCAATAGCATTAATAGTATTATACTGTTGCATAATTTTATTAATTTCAGCAACATCAGATTTTTTATCTTGAAAACTAACAAATTCTAAAGCTTCATCAGCTAATTGTTTAGTTAATTTTCTTTCAGGTTCAGTTGGAGCTGCAACATAAGAAGTAACTACAGTAGTATTCATATCTCTATGTACTTCAGCCATAATTTGTTCTAAGCTTGTAACTTTTGAATGTTTAAGATTTTTACCTTTAATAGCTTCAGCTACTCTTACAGCAAATTCAGCTTGATTTTGCTCTTGTACAAATGCTGTGTGATTTACTGGTTTTTCACCATCAACTGTTACTAAATAACCTGCTGCATTTAACTTAACTCCGTCTAATTTTAAAAATGTGTTCATGTTTTTTTGTTTAAAAATTATTAATTTATTTATTTATTTATTCTTTCATGGTTGTTTTTATAACATCTCTTAATTAATTATGCGATTGTATTAATCCAATCTTTTACAATATGCGTTTTATTAGGCGTTAACCATTTAGCATATCCGGTAACATTTGAAGTTCTATTACCATTAGTATGTAAAGAATATAAAGTATCTACTTTAAAATTACATTCTTCTTTACCTGAAGAATAACATCCTGGATTATCATCATCACCAAATGAGATAACAGTACCATATTCTTTAAATTGTTTTACAATAGCTCTGTACATAAAACCTTCATTACCATTACCTGATTCAATAGCTAATTGAATAATATCAGATTTAGGTACATCATCATAATCAATAAGAATAGTTTTACCACTAGTTAGCATAATATCTGCATAAAATCTTTTAGACATCAATTTAGCTAAATTAGTAATAGTTTTAACTACACCTCTAGGCATACTACCAGATACATCAAGAATTAATAAATTTCTTTTATTACTCTTAACTCCAGCAGCACCTACATTTAATCCTAACTGTCTATTAAACGCTGTAGGATCAAAAGTTACCTCTTGAATAATATTAGTTTCAACAGCAGCTCTTAAATCATCTAACCATACAGGTAAAACTTTTAATTCAGCTAATTTATCAAAATTAACTAAATATTGATCTTCCACAAAAGTGTCTATATCAATATCTGAACCTTTTCCAGAACAAGCTCCTATATAAGTGCCTCCTGATTGTAAACTGTATTTTCTTAAATTCTTGTAACCTAATTTTTCTAAACAAGTTAGCCAATTAATAGCTAAATTTGTTCTACTACAAGATTTAAATAATACTTGAAATTCTAAATAAGTCCTAATAAAAGGTAATTCAGACTCAGTACCTATAATATAAGGCAAACCTTTTGGAAGAGTATTAAAATCTTCCTCATTTTCTACCAAATAAATTACAGGTAATTCTACTCTTTTACTTGTGATTTTTTGTATCATTTATATAATTATTAATATTAACTCATTATTTCTTCTTGAGGTATTACCTCTTTTTTCTTTCTAGTCTTTTTTTCAACTAGTTTAATTCCATTACTTGCTAACTCATTTTTCTTTCTAGTAAAAAGTTTTAACAAACTTAAATAAGGTATTTTATCTCCTTTCTTACAATTAAGATCTATTGAGTCCATTGGCATCTCTATTTCTTTAGTTAAGATAGGCATTAATAAATCATCATAAGTAGTTTGTAATTCTAAACCTATTCTGTTTAAAGCTTTCTCAATACTTCTAGGTGAAAAATAATTCCACTGATCAGCATCAAATTTTTCTTTATTAACTAAAGTACAAATAAGTGAAGACAGATTTTCTGGCATAGCAAATACTTGTTTTAAATAAGCTTGATACTCTTCAGAATTAAATTTAAGATCTATTTTAACAAATCTTTCTTTAATTTGAGGAGTTAGATTTATTAATCCTTGTGGGTTAGAAGCTGCTACAATCATAATATCAGCCATCTTTTTACCTGAAGGTAAACTTCTATCTTCTAATAAATTTAAGAACGCATCTAAAGTTTGTTTTAAAGTACCATTAAATACCTCGTCAATAAACAAAATATCTCCATCATTTAAATTATTTAACTCATAACTATCAAATACTTCTAGTTTACCAGTTTTAATATTAGGCATCATCATACCTACTACCTCATTTGGCATCCTTTGACTTAAAGTAATTTTTAACATCTTTTTAGGAACCCAATCTTTATTAGTTTTATTAGATTCATTTAAATCATCTAGAAATTGATGTATTGTTGTAGTTTTACCTAAACCTGGATTTGACATAAACAAAGGTACTGTTTTTCTTCGTAAAATCAAATTATTATAGGTTTTTTCTAGCTCATTTAACATTAATTTATTCATTTTTCTTTCTTTTTTTATTGTTTTAATATCTATTGGTTGATCAGCTTCATCATAAGCTAAAATTTCATCTGGAAAAGCGTACCTCCATTTGGCTTTAAATTTAAAATCTAAATAATTAGCACCATTTTCTTCTAATTCACTATCTTTATAAACTTGTATATATTTACTATCTACATATTGTTTATAAACATGATTTTTTAAAAAACATTTACTTTTTGTATCTATAGTTATTACTAAATAATCATCTTTTTTAAACATTATTTTATATTATATTTTTTAAATAATTTTATTAAATATTTCATATTAATTACTGAATCTTTAAATAATACAAATTTTTCAAAATCTTCATATTCAATTAAAGGATATTTTTTTTTTATATTTAATAAATGAACTTTTAGAAACATAAAAACCTGTATGAGAACTATAAAAATTTAATAAATAACCCCCTGTATGTTCAGATTTTAAAGCTCCTTTTATGAATCTCCAATCATTTAAAACTTTTAAATTAGTTTCTGTAATTTTTATAGACCATAATTCAGGTAAATTATTGATAGTCTTCATATTTAATAATATCTGATTTAGGTAATTCTTCAAAACTACCAGCTGCAAATGTTGAAAATAAACCTATACCCACATTGTCTTTAGATAATCTATTCTTAATTAGTTTAAGTAATATCATTCTAGCTTTAAGTTTAGATATATTATAACCTAGACAATTATCCATATCTAATTTATAAGGATTCATTAAACCTATAACCCAATCACTATCACTAAACGGATTAGTAGAATCTCTAAAATCTGATTGTTGTGGAGCTAAATCAACACCTTTAAACTTAACTCTATCTACTGAACTTAAACCTTGATTAAACTGTTGTAAATTAATAAAACTGAAGCCAAATAATCTGGCTAATTCTACTTGATATTCACTAAATTTATCAATAGTTCTTTTAGTATCCATCTCTCTTTCTTTTTTTAAAAGGTATAAATGGTCAGTAACCATAAGATTATACTCATTTGGGCTATTAGCCTTAAAACCAATAATTTTAGTTTTCTCTTCATTGTTATCATCTATATAAGTTTGTTTAATAAATTCACCTCTAGATTCCATAAATTTCCAGCATCTTTTATAAAGACCTGTAGGATTCTCTGGTTTAAAATTAAAGTGTATTTTATTAAATAATCCTTCTATATAATCAATTTCTGAATTAACTAATTCTTGTTGACTTTCTGTTAATCTATGTTTACCAAAACCCTTAATAACTTCTGGTGGTATAATAATTTGATATTTATCATAAATTCTTACAGATAGCCAATTACACATTTTAGTTAATTTGTCTATCTCAAAAGAATTATAAAATACATTTAAAGTTATACCTTTATTTTCAGCATCTTCTAAAGCATTAAGAATAATAAAATCAAGTAAAGTAGATTTACCTACACCGCTACCTGCACCTATTAGTCCTATAGTACTTCTTTGAATACCAAAAATAAAAGTAGATAACTTAGGTAATCCTATTGATAAACCTTCAAATTTACCATCTAAACCATCACTTATTCTTTTCTTTAATTCACTCATACAGCATCTGTTCTTTCATTATCATTCTCAATAGGTTGATCAATTAAATGAATATACTTTTGATAAGTTTCTTGATTTAACCAGACATCTACTAGTTGCATATATTGCATACTATTAGACTTCTTTTTAATCTCTAACTCAATCTCTAAGCCTTTTATTAATTGATTTTCTTTGATAGGATCATTATTAGTAATTCTATCAAATTTCTGTTTACATTTTCTACCTAAATTAGTATCAGCATCAAAAGTTTTTAATACTCTAACATTATTACCTATACCTACTTTAGTTGGATACATATTCCACCAAGTAAGAAAAGCAGATTTTTTAACTATAAATAAATCTATAGTTTTTTGTCTTAAAAATATTTGAGTACTAATCTTAGTCCAATCTAATTCATCTACAGTCATTTTTAAATAACTTTCATATTCTAATATTTTTAAGTTATCAGTTAATGTAGATGTAACAGGAAATAATTTTTGTAAAGTAGAATATTGATTTTCAAATAAGAGTTTTAGAATAATGTAATCATTTGGTGTTATCTTCTCTTTTATTAGATTTTCTGTCTCTATTTGTATTAACATTGTTTTTAATTTTTATTGTACATTTAGGACAATCTATGTAACCTTTTTTAGGTCCAGCATAAACTATTAATTCATCAAAACAATAATTGCAATTAGGTTTCATAATTTAATCTTGAAAAAATTCTTTTATTGTTAAATGATCTAAAACTTCAATTTTATAAATAGAGTTTATTGTTTTAAAAGTAGTATCATCTAATATTTCAAGTACTTTACTAGTACTAAAATATTTTCTACTTTCTAATATATAAGGTTCTCCTATAGTAGGTAATTTTAATTCTAACCCTTTTTTAGTATAACCTTTATTTATATTATTTTTATGTTCACCATTAGTAAAATCTTCTATTTTAGTAAGTTTAATCTGCCTCATTCTTTGAATTTTTTAATTCTTTTACTATATTTTATTTTCATTATTCCATTGGGACTTTCATATTTTTTGTACCAGACAATATAATATCCGTCCCAACCTTCAACAAAAGTTATTTCAAATATATGAATAATAAATAATAGTAAAAAAATAATAATTATTGTTGTTATCATGTTTTTTCTATAATTCTTTTAATGTGTTGTTCAAATCTTTCATAAACAATATCAACTAAATGAGTAGATTGTTTATTTTCTAACCAACATTCAATATTAAGACAAAATTCTTCTAAACCAAACATATAAATACCTGGAACTAAATGATTTATCAATAATTCATACCAATGAATTCTATTATTATTATTGTCTTTTTGCTGAATTAAGAATATAGAATCCTTTTCATCATAATAAACATCTATAATAATATCTTGATATAGAATTTTAGTCATCTCTACTATTCTAGATATTTGTTGTTCATGTAATTTAATTTGTACTATCATATTAATCCTAAATTTTTATATTGTAAATATTGATCTTCTATTTCTATTTGAACATGAGTAGGAAATTTTAACCAACCTGGATGTCCTAATTTCCTGGTTATTTCTTCTTTTAAAGGAGCCCCTCTAATACTTTTAACTTTTTCTCTTCTCTTTTTTCCAATAATCATAATATATTATATTTAGTAAAAAAATCTGTTAGATAATTATAATCTTCTTTTATTTCAGCTCTAGATTTTAATTTAAATGCATTTCTTCTTAAATATGTAAATCCTTTATTACAAAAAACTTTATAAGCTAATTCTATATCTAAATCTCCCACCCCGACAGACGCCCAGCTGGGACTATTAGAGGTTTTAACTTCTATTATATCATGAATTAAAAGTTCAGATTCTATATCAATTGCTGAAAAAGTAATATAAGAATTATATCCAGGAGCATCAGAAAAATGATTGTTAGTATTTTTTAATATTACTATATCACCTATGTTAATTTCTTCATCCATTTATTATTGTATATTAAATTTAGTAAACATTTTAATTAAATAATCATAATTTTGAATTACAGATTCTTCATTTTTATATAAAACATATTTAGTAAAATCTTCAAATGTAATTTGAGTATAACCTGGATAATAAGTCATTTTATAATCAGTATCTGAATAAAAATAAGCTACACAACTTTGAATAGCTCTAATTGTATTTGGATAACTTTCATTATTCCATTTATTAATAACTTCATAATTATTTTCATCTCTTATAACAAACCATTTTTCTGGTAATTTTTTTAAGTCCATGTTATTTTACTTTGATTTAAATGTTTTAATCCTTCTATAACATTTTTTTCATCAACTGTATCTTTGTAGTATAATATCCTCAAAATAGCTGTTTCTGTGGGTAATAACCTACATAATCTATAAAACTTCTGTTTAGATTTAGGACTATTAGCACTAAAAAAATGCATAATAATACCTTCTTTTAAATTAGGAATATTAATACCTTCACTTAATTGTTCTACACAAGATAGTTTATGAATAGTACTATTTTTGAACATTGCTAAATTAATATCAGAAAATTTATTTTTAGTATGATAACTATATTTACATAATCTATCAGCTTGTTCTTGAGTATTAGCAAATAAAATACATTTATTTTGAGATTTATCTAATAATTGTTTAGCTAAAACTTCTTTAGATTGTAATTTTTGTAAATACCTCATTCTAATAATACCTAACTTCATAGCTTCTTTAGTATTAACTAAAGTCATTCTACTAGTTAGATAATTATATTCATCCTTTTCAGATAAATAATAATTAGTACCGTCTTTCTTAGTTTTCTTAATGTTTTTAATATCAGATAATTCTAATGAATGTACAATAATTTGATAATCATTTAACATATTATCATTAACAGCTTCATCAGTAGTATAAGTGAATTTAACAGGAGCATACTTATCAATTAACATACGTTTAATATTTTTAGGATTTTGAGGTAAAGTACCTGTTAACCCTAAAACATTACTTGTATTCTTGTTTAACCAATTATTATGTTTAAATGTTAGATTATGTATTTCATCTAAATAAACCCAATCATAATTACTATTTTGTTTGTTTAAAGATAAATAAGTAGAAAAAGTAATATTTTTAAGTAAATATTCAAAATTAAATTTATGAGCATCATCAATCCAAGATTGTTTTACACTTAATTTAGGAACAACTACTAAATATTTCTTTTTTACATTAAATACTTTACTTAAATGAGTTAATCCTATACTTGTTTTACCACTTGAACCTGTTAAAGCTATTGTACAATTAGTTTCATTTTTTATTACTTTTAAAACCTCTTCTCTTAATTTATCTCTAGATTTCATATTATGTTTAATTTTTTAAAAAATAGCATTAAATATTTATAATCAGTATTAGTTTGTTTATAATAATCTAATTTGTCTGGATGATTATTAGGTAAATAATCTAAAATTTTTGATAAATTAACTAATTTTAATCTATTGTCTTTATTTCCGCAACTTCCTTCTTCATTATCATATTTAGTATCATTTATTCTTTCACTATAAGACATATATCCAGCAGAATCTGGTAAATTATGTGAACATTTTCTATAAGATCTTGGATAATCTTTTATACTATACCATCTACCTATAATAAACTTTTTTGTTTTCATAATTTTATTTATTAATTACTTAACCCATTCTTTAGTTATAGTAGTATCAACTTTCATTTGAACTTTAGAAACATATTTATTACCACAATCAATCATGATTTTCTCCATTTTTTTAGCAAATTCTTCAGCTAAATCTTCTCTAACTTCAACATCTATAGCATCATGAACAGTACAAATTAAATAAGCTGTATCAAGATATTCTTGTAAAATTAAATTTCTAACACCTATTAAAGCTTCTTTAGTAATATCTGCACCACTCTTTATTGTTATCTTATAGGTTCTTTATCCTATAATTCATACAGTTATTCTTCCTGTATGTTCAGACTATATCTTTATTTTGATAATATGTAAAAATATTTTTATAAAACATTTTTAATTCATTTAAAGAAGCATTATTTTTCATTGTATTAGCTTTCATGCTAATTATTCTACAATTACTTTTTAAATATCCTAATGAATTATCTATTCTATCTATAGTAGGACTATTTTCATAATTTCCTTTAACTCCTATAAATAAAGGAATTTCTAAAATAGGGCAATATATAGGTATAACTAACTCAGATTCTAATAAATTAAATTCTAAATTTTTTTTTATAGCTCTATCTTTTGTCCTTTTCCATAAATTATGAATATAATTTCTTCTAAAAGATTCTTTTTTTTCTTGTTTTAACTTTTCTACATATTCAGGATTTTCACGTCTTTTTAATCTATATGCTTTTTGTGTAAGCTTATATTTTTCAGTTTTCCTGTATTTTTTCATTGCCTCATTCATGAATACTCTAATTTATAATTTGGAGTAAACATAATAGTAATTTATTTAATATCAAAATATCTTGCTTTCGTGGGTATTTCTTCTGTTCTAGAATACTTTACCTAGTCGTTGAACCTTCTATATATCCCTATATAGCTTGGCTGCTGATTACCATTTCAGGCTTCCAGACAATTAACAAGATTTAGCCAGGGCAGTGATTGTTCACCCTGGATAGGTGAATTCATAGAATTTCTTTCTATTTGTCCTTCAATAATTAATATTTGTTTCCATAAAAATTTAGATTCAGTAGAACCTTTTTCTACAAATTGTACTTGTTGTCTTAGTTCTCTAGCTGTTTCAATTTCAGGATAAAATCTTCTTCTTTTACAAGGAGCAAAAGTTAAAGAATATCCATTTAATTTACCAAATTTACCTTGTTGTTCTAACCATTTATTTAATTTAGGAAAAGATTTACCATACTCTTTAAATAATTGATCAGCTTCTTCTAAACTAATTTGTAAAGTATCTGCTAACTTAGGAGGACCCATGCCATAAGGCTTGCCAAAGTTTATAGTTTTAGCCTTATTTCTTAATTCTTTGTCAGCTTTAGTAATAGTTTTTTTAAACATCATACTACCAGCATAACAATGTAAATCCTCTCCTCTGTTTAGTACATCAATAAATCCTTCTTCACCAGAACCATCAGCCATAAGATTTAACTCTTGACCTGAGTAGTCAATAGATACCCATAAATATCCTGGTCTAGCTTCAAAACAATTTCTAAATATGTTTTTAGCTGGAATATTCTGTAAATTAGGAGCATTATCTTCTTTAGAGCCACTAGATACTCTGCCGGTATTTAATACTTGCCAAAAATTTGTATGTACTCTATTAGTAGCAGGATTAATATAATTTAGAAATCCTTCACCATAAGTACTAATAATCTTAGCTTTCTCTCTATAGTCTTGTAACTTACTAAAGAATGGATGTTTATTAACTAACTTAGTCAACTCCCGATCATTAGTAGAATCTATATTATAACCTAAAGCTATACACATATTCTTTATCTGTAAAGGAGAAGCATAATTAATATTTAGTTCACGTTCTTCAAAGCCAAATAAATTACCTTGTACATATTCAGGTACATACTTAGATAATTTAGATTCTTCTTTTACAATTTTATCTAAATCTATTTGAATATTATCTAATTCTTGTTTAAAAGTTTTAGTATTATGTATCCATTTATCTTTATTTAAAATCATACCATTATACTCAATATCAGCTAAAGCTTTAAATGCTTCATTCTCTAAATTAATACAATAAAGTAAATCTTTTTTTTCAGCTTCTTGATGTTGTAATCTAGCAACTTTAGATAAATAGGTAACATCTTTAGCTGCATAAACTATTTGAGTATGAGTAAATGGTTCTGAATTTGTGTTAATAAAACTACTTCTAGCATTTTTATCTAGATCAATATCTAAATATCTTTTTACTATTTTATCTAAACCATAACCATATTTCTCATAACCACAATATAATACACATTCAGCTAACATTGTATCCCAACATTTATCTAAAATAATACCTGCATGTTTTAATATTTTATAATCAAATTTTAAATTTTGTCCTATAATTAATTTAGACTCAATTAATTCTTTGAATAATAAAACATTAATTACTCTACAGTCAATTATAAATTGATTATTATTATCACCTAATTGTAAACAAAGTAATTTAGCTGTATGAGGGTCTTTACCAGTAGTTTCTGTATCTAATTGAATACTTCTAAAATCTTTAAAATAATTTAAACATTCTTGTACAGATACTTCTTCAAATTCTTCAAATAAAGAATTACATCCTATTATTTTTATCATTTTATTTATTTTATTTAAAAAAATACCAGCCGACTTTAGCTTACTGGATTAATATAAGCATCTATTGGAAAATAGTCTTATATAGCTACTCTAAATTAGCCTAGAACACGTTAGAGGTACTCAGTTTTGCATAGTTAAACTAGAGGCTTCTTGGTTCATTATTTTAATTTACTTTTTACTAATTGTTTTAATGTTACACTAGCAGTTACATAACCAGCTTTTCTTAAATCCATAAGAGATAAACAAGGCTTGTTAATAATTACATATTCTTCAGCTGCTTCTTTAGTTGAGAATATTTTATAACCTTGAATTGGTAATTTAATTGTAGTAATTTCTTCAGCTTTTAAAGTATTTAATAAAACAAAATCATTATTAGTTACAATCCAAATAATATCTTTAGAATACATTTCAATATTGTCATCTGTAACTAGGATTGGAGTTTTAGCTTTTTTAATATTATTTAAATAATTCCAATAAATTTGATTATCTAAAACTCCTTTATAATTAACTCTAATTTTATTTTCTTGTATTTGAAAACTTGTAATTATATGTTTACCAGAGTCACTTTCAATTGTATCACCAATTGTAAATATATTATCATTCATAATTTTTTCTTAATTTTATAATTAATTCTTCTGTATTTAATATTGCATTAGCATTACAAAAATCTTTTAACTTTAGTTATTAAACTTCTAGAATCTGATAATAATTCTAATTCTTTTAAATTACTGACATTATCAGAATCATAAGTACCTTTATTATTTTTAAACGCTATACAACCTGAATTTTTAGAAGTAAATTCTAATATTTCATAATCTTTAGTTTTTTCAATATATAGTTTAAAATATTCTTCAAATTTAAGATCAATACAAGACATAATACCAAATATACCTAAAGTACCTCCTTCAGTATTATTAGAACATACTAAATTATGTATAGAACCTTTTTTAATTATAATAGCATGTCTAGGACTGCCTATAATTAATGGTTTTTTACAGATAACTTTATCACCAGATTTATATTTAAGTTCTATTTTTTGAACATTAGGTTCGTTATTATTTAAAGCTAATATTTCATCAGCTAATTCTGCTTTATTAATAAATCCTTGATTATAAAATTTAGAAAATCCTTTTCCTAATATTTCAATTATTTTTTCTTTTGTTATCATTTGTTTAAAAATTGATTAATTATATTTTTTAAATTAATTTTTAAAGTTATTATTTCAAACTTTTTAATAATAAAATTATATTTTACTATTTTTCCTTCTTCTTTGATAAATCTTTTAACTGTACATATTCTACACTCAATTAATCTACCTTTATCTGATTTAATAACATATTTCATATTATTTTTACCAAATAAGAATAAAGGATATTTTCTAGTGCATTTAAAACATCTTTTCATTATAGTTTACCAAAATCTAATTTAGCACTATTATTTTTATTTAATTCTTTAGGATTAACTATTACAGATTCTGTATTAATAGCTCTAATAAGAACATTTTTATCTTCATTTTTTAGAATATTAGAATTAGGATTACCATTCCAATAGTCATTTAAATCTTCACTTTTAAAAGCATACCACATATTATCATAGCAATTAAAAGTGAATAACCATCCATATAAACTTGTATTCATTTTATTTAAAATTAAATTAGTTTTTATTTTTTTATTGTTTGTAATAACTTTTAGCTTCTATATACATTTTAAACATCAACTCTATATTATTAGTAACTACCATTGTATTATTTATTAATACAAATGTAGGACTATCAGTAGGTCTATTAATACCTTTAATATCTACTTTTTTACAATCAAAAACATATTTTCTGATTACTTCAATAGCTTCTGTATCTTCTATTTTTTCAGAATCAAGTATTTTATTTAACTGCTCTTGTGTTAATAATGGTTTCATTATATTTTTAAAAAACTTATTAAATCATTTAAATATTCAAAGGCTGATTCATCATTATTTACATGATCTTTAACCTTATGACAAATATGTTGTAATTGCCTTAATTTTAAATCATAAAATAAATCAAAAATATTACCATTTATTTGATATTTTAATTTATAATAACTTAATATATAAGTTATACAATTTAGCTTAGTATCAAATTTCTTAGGTACTATATTAGCTTTATTTAGCTCTATCAATTGTCTAGTTAAATTCATGTTACAAAGTTAAAAAACTCCTGTCGAATTAACAACAGGAGTTTTGATTAAAAACAACTAAATTAATTAAAATTTTTTTTTTCAATTTTACTAGATTTGAAACTGAACTTATAAATGGCTAAGGTACTATATAATAGTACAATAGTAGCCAGGACAGGAATCGAATCTGTGACCACTAGGTTTAGAAAACCCTCGCTCTACCACTGAGCTACCTGACTATATTTGAGGATGAGAAGTCCTCTGTGTTGTAGTGTTTCCTCCATCTGCACTATATGGTATTAAATTCCTTTCTCAAGGGAACAACACTTTAAAATTTTTATTATTTATTTTTTAAATGTTTCGTTGTAGTATTGTTCACATTGTTTACTTGTCATTGGCATATCTTCCCCACCATCCCAATAAGCACTTTCTATCTGCTTTTTCTCCATTGCTTTGGCTTGTTCAATAATATCATCACAATTTAAAAATGTAATACTTTTTATATAAACTCCTAACCATTCAACTGCCGTTTGTTTGCTCATAATTCTTTTTTTAAGTTTATGTTATACGTTAATATTTATTGTTTCAAGCGAGTAGTTATATGCAATGCTATAAATCTTGCAAGTGCTTACTTGTCTTTCTATAATATTTCCATCTTTCCCAAAGGATACCAATTATGTAGCCCAAAATAAATGTTAAAACTGCTGTTTGTGTCATGTTATTCTAATTTAAGATTATACTCTGATAAACATTCTCTTATTAATTCTCTTACTACTTCTGCTATTTCAACTTCTTCACTACTAGCACTATTTTTTGTATTAATTAAACTAGTACCATATTTAGTAGTTCCTCTTAACTTTTGGTCTAAATTCCACATAGCACCTTTCCACTTGTAACCATCTAAAGCTTCTCTTATTTCAGTAGCTTCTTCTACAGTATCAAATTCTATTGTTACTTTTCCCATGTTATTTCTTTTTAAATTGTTTAAACAATTCTTCTGTTGTTCTTGTATCGTTTAATTTATCTGAGTAATTCCAAACATAAGGGTTATTTTTGATCCATTCTCCAAATTCAATAGCTTCACTATACATTCTTTCAGCTTGCCATTTAGCACCTTTACACCAATTAGTTACTTCACTGTAAATAACTGTAGATTTATCTTTAGAGAATAATGAAACCCAATCGTTGTAATCATAACCTAATGCTTTACAAGCAGCTTCTTC